CAGGTGAACCTACCTCTTTGTATTCTATTCTGTATTCTTTAACTGAGTCTCCAGATGGTGGAGTCCACGAATCCCACGTAACATCTATTGTAGAACCTACAACCACCGCTGATACCTCATTACATTTTTGAGTAATTAGATATGCCAAGTCCCCAAAGAATACAGTTGCATTACATATAGATTGTACTTGTATTGTATACATCCTGTGTTTGTAGAGTGTATTGGCTGGAGTAGTATATGTGTACTCAGCAGCGGGCGCAGGATTAGGAATTAAGCTAGGAATAATGATCAACGATGTATAGCCCACGTCAGTATTTGCCTTGTAGACTATTTCAACAGTAGTTGATGTATTTCCTTCTACTCTATAACCTATAGTATATGTAGCGTACTCTGACATTACATTATGGATTAGATATTATTGATACAATGTTAGGTACGTCACACAATAATGGCCCCTCTACTAATATTTCTTCGTAGACTTCAGTACCAAGACAATCTGGGTCTTCACAAACTGGAGTAACATATACTATGTAAGTACCACCAACAAAACCAGCTCCACCACCAGGAGGACAATTACCAAAACATAGAGGTGTTGGGTTAGGAGCAAGCGATGGATATAAACCAGCAGGAATAATTATATTTCCATTAATATCTTCTATTCGTAGTAAGTATTCTACAGGAATAGTACCAGTAGGACTACCCAAATAAATAATATTAAATGAGATTGCATCTAACGCAGCTCCATTTTCATCTACTACCTGAATACTAATATCAGGACAGGTGCATTCTTCACTAGGTAATGTATTAAAAAACCAAGTAATACTTTCACAGCTTACACCATCTGGTGTTGTAGCTGTAATGGTCATTTGGTAAGGAGAACCTGGTTCAAGTCCAGCAGATGATAGTACATTATATGTATAACTTGCTCCACCAATTGGAATATTAGGAATAAATCCTGGTATTGTACTAGTTTGTGGTGGAAGTGTACCTGTATTAATAAAATTAAGGGTGTAGGTAACACCTGGTAACGCAAACCATGTTATTGATACAGTATCTGTACCTATTGGATTAAACACTGCTTGCTCAACTTCTATACCGCCACACAATGTTTCATCATCACATACACAACTACAAACAAGATTGCAGAATATTTGAGATACAGGATGATTAGGATTAGCCTGTATGATTTGCAGCATACCCGCAATATAGTTGGGGTTGAACGCGCAATTCTGACTATCTACTAAATTAGTAAGAATTGTATTAAGATTCTGCCCAGGCACTATAGATAATCCCAGTGGATATGAAGGCTGTCCATCATCATTAGTTATTGGAGTGGGTGCATTTGTTAATGGGTCTATAATTAATGCACCTGTTTGTTCATCATATTCATACAAATAACTAGTACAATCATCATCAAGCAGATTGTTTATGACACATTCTGTTGGAACTAGGTCTTCACAAGATGGTGTAGGACATATAGGAGCTAGTGTAACAGGTGCCCCTGGTACAACATTACATGGATCGCAGTTATTATTATTCATTTTTTTTATTTGTTATTGTTATGCATTAATATTTACAACTACATCAAATGATATATCCAAGTCTTCTGTTACAAAGAACTTATAGTTTAATCCTCTGGTAGACCCAGTTATTACTGGAAGTGCTGTTCCATTTCTTGTTGTTGATATTTCTACAAGTGACGGTATGTTACAAGAAAACTGAGATGTAGTAGGATCAGGTCCAATTGTCAGTGGCATAGTTGAAGCACCAGAACCAATGAAACAACTAGAATTAGGAGGAGACGCACTACCTGTATCGTATTGAAGTAACCCATATATTGCATCACCATATTTACATGTCACAGTCTGATCAACAAGTACAGTTTCTTGCCAAAATCCTAAAGGACCAATAGGTGTAGTAGTAGGTATAAGTGGAAATGAGTTATATCTAGGTGTTGGGTAATCACTCCATCCTGGAGCTACTGCACTTGGATCAAATGTAAATACGCGCACATAGAAAAATAAATCAGCATTAGTCAAATTATTAACTGCACCCGTATTATTGATTCTTAATCTACTGCCCGCTTTGATGGTTATAGTATGAAAATCATCACTAAGATTTACCTTACGGTTTGCAGGATTATAGCGTACTATAATAGGCAATACATTTGGAATATATGTAGATGGAATATCAATTGTAATTGGAACACCAGCTGTTCCAAGAGGGCATGGAGGAATTGTTTGTGGAGCAATAACACACAAGGGTACTGGAGGAACTGGACATAGGCCAGCAAATCCAAATGGTTGATTATATATAAATGCTATGTTTGGATCATCTAACGAGTTAGTTTTAAAAGGTACTCCACATGCATCCAATATGGGTGTAAGTGTATTATTTGCTGACGCATCAAATATCTCAACATCATACCCACGATATTGCCCAAGGACTATATCTCGATTTGGTGTATTTAATGGAGCTCCAGTAGTACTCCAAGGATCATAAATCAATCCACAAATTGCATAGTTTATAGGCGTCTGACCTGGTAGTGGAGCAAATACTCCTTTTCCAGGTATAAGCTCAAACCTAGTAAAATTTCCTGCAGTAGGTAAAGTCAATGCAAAAAGAGCAGGACTTTGTGAAGTAACACTCTGATTAGGTAAATTTGAAGATGGTGAGTTATTTGTAATATCATCTACAATTACCTGAGTTGATGCTGTAGTAAATACCTGTGGAGCAGGTGCTGTTGGTGTTCCAAATTGAATGCTAACACTTGCTGCAATAGGTGTTACTGTGTTATAAATTGTAGGTTCTGAGTAGTTACATGCATAGTGTGCAAATACAGCAACCGCATAATCTACATTTGGACTTAAAACACCAGATGAAACAATAGCACCTGTAGTACTTATTGTAGTACTACTAATATTTGGAATTTGAAATTGTATGTTCCAATTAGTAGGGTCATTAGGGTTGTAAGCACTATCAATTTCAATTATTTGAATTTTAAGATCAATCAGTGGTGAAGGATCAGGTGCAGAAATACCACATGGATAATCAGGACCATTAAGTGGGAATAACCAATATATATCCTGAATTTCATAGGTACTTGCTGTTGTTGGTAGTGGTGTATCCCAGTTTTGATTAACTGTTAGTGTATCTGCACCAACATTTACATTAGTAATATACCTAACTTGTCCCGCACCTGGTCCACTTGTTATTCTTACAATGTATCCAAATTCACCAGAAGTTGCCCATCCTGCATTGAATGTAGCTGATGTATCAATTAATGTATTTGCTCCAATCGTAGTTGGATTAGCAGTTCCTGTAGATGGATAAACTAGACCTGTTGACTCTAGAAGACCATCTACAATTATAGTCATGTCTGTACCATCACTTGAGCTTATATCATAACCCCAATCATAAGGAACAGGTGGTGGAGAACAGCATTCATAAGGTAAGCTATCAGTTTGATTTATCTCACAACTTACCACTGGAGTAACGCTGTCATCCACATCGTAGTTAAACTGTATATTAATAGTTTGATTTATTGATGTATAATCATAACCCATAGGAAAAGTAAATGAAATAGGTGTTGAAACAATAGCAAGAGCATTCAGTTTTTGACCTGTACTCCAAACTGCTTGCATACCCACACCATCATCAAATGTAATTACTATGTTAGTTTGTGATGCTATAGGAAACTGTGTTGTTACCCACGCTAGAAGAGGACCTGGAGCAGCTGCTGTATAAGGAGACGTTAAAGGTGCAGGAACAGCAGCACTTGTATAAACTGTTGCAAATCCAGGAGTATTCACCGAAAAAGTAACGGTTGTTCCATCCTGTGACCATGTGATGTCATACCCAAACTCTAAGTAGCTGCAAAGTGAAAAACAACATCCATCTAGTATTTGACTTACTGCTTGACGCATATCACATACAGTCAACCACATGTTTGATAAACTATCTGCCAAGTTAACTGGACTATTAACCCATCCAGCAATATTCTCCATTGTACCACCTGAAGAAAGCTTGTCTTGCTCATTCAAGTTAGCACATTGTTTTGATATTGCATCAGTAATTTGACTAGATGTTCCTATTGCAGATTGTAATTGACAAAAATCAGTTTCTAACCACGTATATGCATCTGATATGAATACGGGTTGATTATTTGGGTTAAGAGTAAAATTATTAGTACAAGTAGGTTGTACATTAAATGAACAGTTGTTTGTGCAATTGTTCAAAGCATCCCACAAAGATTGGATGTCTTGATTTATACTGGCAATGCTATTCTGTATCGTATTAATCTTAATGAGCATGAAACATATAATCTGCGCCACATAACTCGCATAAGATTCAATAGGTAATGTATTAGTTGTGCTATCCCACCCTAAAAGACTTTGCACTTGAACTGGTAAGGTCGTATCATTAATAAGACAAGTAGGAACAACTGCTCTAATCTCAGGACAATCTGTGTTTTCAAGTGTCTGTACGCGTGTATTTAACGAACATACCTTGTTGATGATAGCTGAAAATATCTGCTGTATAGTAGATGTAGAACCTATACTTATAGAAGCACCATCTTGAATGTTGTTGATACAAGTATTTATTCCTTGAATATCAATAGCCTCGTATATCTCACACATTTTGCTTGCAAGTAAGTATACGCTGTTTTCAATAGTCTGACCCTTGCAGAGTACAGTGCCATCTAAACATGTAATCTCTGGTCCATCCCATGTTACACATTTAGTAGTGACGGGGTTGAGACACTTGTTATTTGATTTGATACTTGAACTGACAGGTTTCATATTAATAAATTCCGTTTATTATTGAGTAAGTACAACAACATGCGCACTCTTCACAAGTAGGAACTGCAGGTGGTAGAACACTTACAGGGGGTGATGGATTATCCCATGTATAATCAAATTCTATCTTAATGCTTTTTACAGGAGCATTATAGTCATAATCTGGAGTGTAGTTAAATCTGTATTTTCCACCAGTTGGTCCACTAAAATACATAAGGTCTACTATTGTAGATCCAGTATCTAATACAATATCGCCAGATCCATCATTAATAGTAATGATTACATTTCCTATAGTAGGGAAGTCTGCAGCTATCCACACTGGAGCAATCACTGATCCATTATACGTTAGTGTTCTGTCTAACTTTTTTATAATAGTTTGAGTTCCATTTAATCCAGGCATTGGAGATGGTGGTGGATATACATTATCATTAAACACAATATCCATCCACTGATTGTTTGGATCAAACTGTAGTTCGTAAAAAACAATGAAAGATAAACAAGGGCTATCTACACAACATCCTATTAGAATATTTCTTATTGCTGATCTAATGTCACAGATTGTTAACCATAAATTATTCATACTCTGGGCTACATTTGTGGGGGTATTTACCCAACCATAAATATCACTCATTGTATTTGTGTTGGATAGCGCAGATAAATTATTTAGGTTAGGACAATCTAATGCAATAGCCTTGGATAACTCATCAGGAGTACCTGTAAAGTTCTTGTATGAACAAAAAGCTGACTCTAGTGCTTCAAGTGCTTTGTTAATAAGTGTAGGAATAGCAGGAGCTGAACATGTTGGAGTGACTTCTAAACCTGCAATTGGTATACAAATCGCAGTAATTTCAGCATCTAAAAGTGCAATCTGAACTTGTATATCAGCAATTTCAATTAAATTATCATCCAATTGAGCAATTGGCTCACACATGCTGAATGCTACTTTATTGAAGTACTGGTCAATGGGTAGTTTTGTTACAGTCAATACATCGTTAACATTCTGTAAGCAGTAAGGAAGATTTGCACTATATGTTCTATTTTCTACATCTTCTAGTGAAAGTACTGTTATATCCTGGTCACATAACTTTTGTATGATTAGGTTTAATAGTTCTTCAAAAGTATCAGGCTCAGCAGGTAAATCAAACAAACATGTTGAATCAATCAGGGATATATTTGTATTCTCTAAAAGCGTGCACATCATTTTGAAAAGCTCGTACAAAGCAATATTTATACTATCTCCCTTGCATATTTCTATATTCATGCAACCAAACGATAAAGCTGGTCCATCCCATATGACACATGTCGATGAGACATCCTCACATGATGTAACTTTATTGTTTACTGGCTTTTGTATAGGTTTCATAAAGTATTTATTCGCTCTTTAACCGCATCATATGAACATTGACAATAGCAATGACACTCAGTCTGGGCACATGATGTCATCTGCAATAGAAATTTCATGTCCATTAAATACATAAAATCATATCCTTCCTTACATACATTCATACCATAATAGTCATTACGATAACGATTCATACCCTCATTACTAATAAGGATATCAATCTTAGTTTCTGCAGGTAAGGAAGGAGTGATTTCGCAACTCATTTAAGTTAATTTTTGTTTTGTTGATTTGACTTAATTTGAAGTTCTAATTTACCTATGCATTTAGTACAGCATTTGGTTCCATTAGATGCAGTTACAATACGAGCACCCGCGCAACCTGTGCAGGGGATGCCACAATTTGGACATTGAATTCGAGCCATTATTTGTTGGTTTTATATAAATTTAACAAGTGCTACAACACGTTTTTTCCCAGTTAGCCATAAGCTTCAAGGCATATTCATATAGTGCTACCCCTTCATTAGGAGCATGACATACTTCAACGCGAGCTTTTGCTGAATCCAAATACATCTTAATTACATGCAGTTGGTCAATCATATTTAGAGTCTCTTGGCTTGGTAAGCAGTTAGATAATCTTAACTTACAAAGCAAAGAAGCATATTGATTGAGTGCAGAAGTTATACGAAGATAATAATATTCAACACCAAGTTTATCACAAGGAGCAACACAATAACTAATAATCCAAAGTCCATCAGAAAGAGAACTTAGTGTTTCACCAGAGTTTTGGATTTTTAAGAATATATTGTCTATTGTATAGTTAAATTTAGGCTTACCTATATAAGGTTGAAATGTACCAGCAGGACATGGTGGACATGGGCTACAATCAACTTGTAAAACATCAGGAAGAGGGTAATATTGACTACCTGGAGTTTGTGTAGGATCTACATAATATATAGGACCTCCAGCACCTGGCATTGTAATTCCTAATGTAGGACAAGATAAAGGAGCATTTATATAATTGCTCGTATCAATGATTGTAAAATTATTGGGGTTACAACCATCTACTATGTTGAGAGATAATTGGTGTCGTGCCATGGTTCTTGTTATAAGATACGAATTTTTATTTAATAAAAAGGGGGAAGAAGAGTCAAACTCTCACTCCCCCTTTTAAGGTATTACGTTTTATTAGTTTAATACATCAATATTATTATCCTCCACTAACACAACAAGCAGAAAGATCTTCAAGCTGAACACCATTACCAGCCTTAGCAAGATAAGCATTCATCCAAGTTTCAAATGTTGCTACACTAGATGAAGTCTCGCAATCCGCAGTGGCTGGCATAACAATAGTCACTAGATATTGATCATTGTCAAATACACCTGTTGGGTTGTTAAACCTTGGTACACTATGAAGAATACCGTAAGTGGTATATTGACTAGTTTGATCAATCCACTTATAAGCTTGATCTTGGTTCATAACCTCACGTAAACGCGGATCGTATACATATTGCTCTTGCATATAACGACGGAATAAAATCACATCGCGCAGAAGTTTGTATCCATATCCATCACCTTGTACACCAAGTTGATCAAGATTAGTACACCAAATTTGATCAACACAAGGATCTCCTAATTGGTCAGTAATAGATGGGTAGATCTTAACAGGAGCAAGTTCATAAAAATCTTGTGGATGGAAAGAGCAAGTTCCAAACTGAGTGTCTACATATGCACCAATTAAGTACATACAAGCACCTGTGGATTCCCCTGGTAAATAATCTTCCTCTTGTGAAGCAAGACCATTTGAAGTATAAGGATAAGTAGCAGGTTCGTTTTGAATAGCAGCATAAAGATCTGTATCCATAAGAGTAGGATTAGCAGCATACCAAGCAGCTACATCAAAAGTGGTTGTGCCACCACCTGAATCCCAAGTCAGTACAGCCTGAATAAATTGACTCATGATTGGATCACGAGCAATTTGCCATGCCCAAGAAGTTTGAACTTGCATTGGATCAATTGCTGTAGAAGCTGTAGGATCAGCAGGGCAACATACATTATTAGAAGAAAAAGTACGATACAGATTATGACTCAAAAAACGTAGCGCAGGTGAACCTTTAACATCAACGCGCAAATAGTAAGATGTACCACATTGAGGTATAGCATCTGTGCAAAGACATACAGTCTGAATCTCATTTTGAGAGCAGCAAGGATCAACCTTAAAGAACTTACTTACATACTTAGGGTTAATACCTTTAGTCTTTACAGACTCTTTATATCCACCAGCTAAGGGACCAAGTTTGTCCTTAGTGTTAATGCTACCTTGAGCCAAATAGATCATAGGTAATTGTTGAATAGTAGTTGCACCAAATGCTGCACTAGTGTCAATTACTGTGTTAGCAGCAAATGTACCTGTTGTTACACTAGCTACTACTGCCACTGTTCCAGCAGGAATGAGAATTGTGCTGTCACCATCAACTGTGTAGAAACCACCATCAGTATCTCCATTGATGTCTGTTGCAATAAGCGTTTTCTGAAACGCATGATTAAAATAAGCCATTGTTTTTTAAGTTTTAGGGGTTACAATATGATATAATATAAGGTATTATGTTAGAATATCCAAATTTTTTATAGATAATCTTTGAGCTCGTGGTCAAGTAAACGCATTGCTATCTTGTCCTCACCAAAAGATTCTAATTGATCTACCAGATTTTGTGCTTTACCTAACTCTTCAATCTGTTCTTTGAGATAAGTACCAGCAAGTTGGTAGAGCATGTGATCTCCTAGTTTGAGAGCATGACTAGCTAGTTCTTTACATTGATTAGTAATGACTACCTCATGCTCGTATGTATCTTTAATAATTTGTGGGAATCCTGAGAACTCTTGCACGGGTTGATTTAGCATAGCAGTCAGAGGTCTGAGTCCTAAATCTAATAAATATTGTCTTGCTAAATCTGCATGATTGCGTTCTTCATCTGAATATTTTCTCCAGAGTTTAGATGCATTCATGTATCCTTTATCATCTAACCACATAGACATAGCAAGATATACCCGTGATGAGTAGTCTTCTTGTTCAATCCTATAGTTAAGCATTTTTAAACAATCATCTGAAATAAGAGGATTCTTACTCTTTGTAACTGTAGGTTTTGCAGTTTCTTTCTCAGATGGCCTTTGTAGTGTAGGTTTTGTTTCTTTAGACTCAACTGCCTTTAGAGGTCTTTTTACAGAATTATTCTCCATTATGTATTAGATTGCACTGAGTTAGTAGCCCTTGTGTATTGGTTAAATGATTCAATATCCGCTGCTAATATAGCCACTGCATTGTCCACTAGAATTTCAGCAATGTCATCCTTAAACTCACAAGGCACATCAGATGTGATTGCTCCAGTTGTTATATTTACACAGCCTTGAAATGATACAGGATTAGGTTTGCGATAGTATGTTAAACTAAGCGATGTAATTTGAAAATCTCCATCTGTATATATAGTCATCCTATTATCAGAAAGGACTGCTACAGTTTCACCCCAATCAAAGCTAGGTTTTTTATTGACATCACGTAGAATTACATACAAGTCCTCTTTGTCTACTATATAGACTATCATATTACGCTCAGGACAACAATCTGTTTTGACCATTGCATATACTGAACTATAATAAAGATAATCTAATGGAATGATATCAGTTTCAAAGTTAGCAGGATTTGTTGTTGGGTAGTTATTACCGCTAATGGGTGATGTTTTAACAAGCTTTTGTAGATCGTCATACACTACTTTTGATGACCCTTCCCCTCGCTTGTATTGATTAGCACCAATCACTTGTCTACGAATCCACTCTAATTGCGCTTTGTTAAAAGCCTCAACTATCTGCCAACACTCAAAATTATCATAGTCAAGAGAAGCTAATTTGTTTAGCCTCTCTTTGACTTTTATCTGTAATTCTGCGTTTGTCATTATTAGTTTAGTTATTCCAGTATTTCTCCACGCCTTTAGTAAGACTCATCAAAATGTCCTCATGAAGAGGATTCTTAAGATATTCTGCAATTTCTGATGGATTTTTTCCAAGCATTGTGTTAGACTCATTGTGATAAATATATCCATCACCACGGGTTACAATCAACTTATAATATGCTGAATCCTTGATAATAGCTCTAATCTTGAGTGTTTCCATATCAAGACCTGAAATTTCAAGGAATCGTTGTGCTGTTTTGCGTTTATCTGTATCTACTGTTTCTCCATTGATGTACTTGTCCATGTTATCGTACATAACATCTGTAGGAGTAGTTTTTTTGTATTGAGGAGAATTAGGATCTACCACCTTGGATACATACATAAGCTTGTTTACATTCTTGTTTGCAAGCTTCTCTAGTTCAGCAAGTGCTTTATTACGCATCTTTTTGACCTCAGTTTTAATAGAAGCTGTCTCTTCGAATTTGTCAAGATAGAACTTATGTGTAGTAGTAGACTTACGTGCTACTTCTAGTGATTTAGCTACAAGGCAAAATCCACCTGCTTCAATAGCTTTGAGTTTAATTAAATCATGAGGATCTTGGGGATTAAGAAACACAGGCTCATTAGATACACGAATAGCAATCTTACCCCAGAAATCATCGTTGTTTGGAGCAAGAAGTTTGATTTTGTTCCAAAACTCCTTGTCATTAGGCTCTACGAAGTTTGCAGCAAGCTCTGCTTCTAATTGAGATACAAGTCTTCGTATTTCAATTATAGCTGCTTCGCGCTCTTGTTCAGGTAACTTCTTTATGTCAGGAGCAAATTCATTAAGTCCTGTTACATAACGCTTAATACCGTTTATTTCTAAACAAGCAAGTTGTTCTTCGTGGAAGATTCCATCAAATAACGCAAGATCATATTTCTCTAATCCCATATTAGACTTTAATAAGTCTACATAAGGGCGGATAGCAATAGTACTGTTGTACTTTTTTGTTGCTGGATTTGTTTCTACAATTGTTACACTCATTTTGTTGGTTTTTGTTGGTTTTGTAAAATTTTATGTTATAATTTCTAATCCCACAATAAAATAGGTTGACGTATTCATTATTGTCCCAGGACAATCTATATTAGCTCCACTACCTAAAACTAATACATCAGTGTTAGAACCGATTGCATTTTGACTAGGGTCAGGGAGCATGTTTATAATACCTGTAGGCATAGGAACTGCTGTTAGCCAAGAAGTAGAATATACTACTAATACAGGTATGAAGTTACCATTATCATAATATAGTCCAAAATGCTCACAAGGTGGTACACCTAAAACAGGATCATATGAATATTTTATCATCCCACTAAGTGGCATAAAAAAAGCATTTGCTGTATTAGTGTAGATTGGAATAGGATCACTCTGTAGTGTTGTCCATTGAGCAGGAGTAATAGAACCTGATATAATCTTTACTGAACCACTTATTCCATTTGTAGTAGTACTTGATGTTGCATTAATCTGATCAATTAAATAATCTAAATGACCAAATCTAGCAGGCCAGAATTGATTCAGCTCATTCTTGCTAATATAAGGATCTGGTACTTTAGGTACGAGTTTCTTAATAGGCATTATGCTAATGTCTTAATTTCATAGTATATATAGAAATCTCCTGTTCCATTTGAACCTGGATCTGCTGCTGGATTAGCATTATAGATAGTTATATTTAATCCATTTGCTGTTATACCTGTTGCAACAACATATGGTACAAATAAATCCAGAATTCCAGCACTGTAATATGGAGTAAGTTGAATGTATAAGTTTTCTTTATTTGCAATATTCAGTACAGGATTATTTACTAGTGTAATTTGATACTCAGTACCAAGTGCAGGTAGAGGTACTGCAATAAGATCAAAGTTGATAATATCTATAATACCTTTATTAGTGTTGATAGGTAAAACATATGTTGCATCTATATCTAAATCATACTTAGCAATATCACTAAGATCATTAACAATGATGTTCACGTGCGCCATGCGTGCGACTGCTGCTTCAGCGTCTGTTGCTTTTTTGAGAATTTGATCTGGTGAAGCAGGAAATAATTTATTAATTAGTTTGAAGTATCCCATATTAGTCGAAGTCTTCTATTTTTTCTTGTATTAACGACATTAAAATTTCTAATGATTCTTTATTGCAAATAAGTTTTTCAACATTTGTTACAGCATTTTTAATTAAAACTTGTGTATTAATATCAAATATTGCTTCTGTCAGATTTTCCACTACAAAGTCTGATCGTAATACAGCTCCATTTAGCAGATGATATTGCAATATAGGTGTAAGTTGTATAACTTGACTACCATCGCCTACTTCATATAGTTTAATTGTATTCATGTTTTATTTAAATTAACAGGTTAAAGATATACTTTTATAGTAAATTCAGTGTTATTCAAAACACCATCTATTGGAAAAAGTATGGAGTCAACCGTATATAATCCTAAATTAGTGGAAGATAAAATTTCATAATTAGAAAAAAATCCAGAAGCAGATCCTATACCTCCTGATACTGCAGAAAGACCAATGATTACTGTAACCTTAGATGAATTGTTAAACGCAGGACTTTGACAATTAATAGAATAGTCACCACTTCCTCCAACTGTCCAGGTTAATGTTGGATCAATAGTATTTTCTAATACTATTGCAGTTGGAGCTGTTGAAATTATAGTTTGTGTCAGTAATGCTCTATATGTTCTATATCCCAATAACTTAACTTTAAAGTTAGTTAAAGTTGAACTTAGATATTGCCAAACAAATTTCAATGGTCCAGAAGGATAGATTGCCATTATTTATTATTTTTTAATTGTTTTTTAAAATATAAAAAAGAAGGGGAAGCTGTTAAGCTCCCCCTTTATTTTAATAATTAAAATGAACCGCCAGTGATAGGATTGCGCATCACAATCTTCAATACCTTGGTTGGGTCTTTCACCCAAATAGCAGGCATAGTCTGAGTCATGTATACGCGATATCCATTGAATTGACCATTAGATTGGAAGCCTTGTGTACGACCCATGTAATCCATAGTACCATTTTGATAGAACCACTTCAACTGATTGTCCCAGCTAAGCTTGAGCAAGAAGATGTTGTCATTCGTGTTATCAGTGATATCAAAGATAATGTAGTTGTAAGAAGACAGAGGATAACCATCAATCATAGGATTCTCAATGTCATTAGTATGAACGTTGTCAAACGCAGGATTCAACACAAACTTTACGTTTGCTAAGAATGGGATAGTGTAACTTGTGAATGCAAATCCAAAATTCAGATCCATTGCATTAGTTCCATTAATTGCACCAATACCATTTCCTCCATTACCCGCATTGATTACAAGACCAGCAGAGATAGCTTCACGCTTGATAGCCTCATTAACCATTTTCATACCACCCATACCAGTCTGAACAATCAATTGACGATTAGGATCTGGTCCTTTGAACTCAACCTTACCATTGTAGAAATTGAAGATCTCAGCACGGAATAACTCAAGAGTAAATTGACCTTTGTTATAGATGCGCTTGTAAGCGTTATCAAGCTGACGCCATAGACCCACAGAAAGACGAATATCATCTGGACCATCTTGTTTGATACGTCCACCTTGTCCCCACATTAAGTAAGTTTCAATGTCAGTAGCTACTTTGGAAAGATGAGCTGCTTCAAGTGCAGTTACAAATGAACGTGTAAGTGTACCATTGTCATATGCACGCTTCACATATTCCTTACCCATTTTAGATACCATAGTCTCTAAAGAAGTAATAGAAGGATCAGCTTGCTTGTCAAACATACGCCAAAGTTCAGTAACAGGAATAGTACCATCAGCATTCAAACCACCTTTCAGCATCAACTCAGCACGAGAAGAAATAGAATAGTGAACGTGAGCTTCAGCACCGCCTACGTAGTTGTAGTACTCGCGGAAACCAGTTTGAACCATGATGTCAGAGAAACGTTCGCCATATTCACCACGAGCAGAACCTTTGCGGAAGTACTTAGTACCAGCAGCAAAGTAAGATTGGTTGAATGCAGCAAGGTTGTCGTTGTTGACCATCTGTACAGTGTAGATGAAACCATCACCAGCTGGAATAATGTCATCAGCAGTAATGTACAATTCAGCACCGTTGTATTTATCATAAGTGATGATATCACCATGACCAAAGACACGCTTGTTTAACTTCATTTTGAAGGTTGTACCATCTTGCCCAATTGTTGCTGCCTCATCCTCTACATTACATACAATGTAAGGAAGATCTTGAACTATAGGAGTCTGCCACTTATATTCACCACGAGGGTTGTCTACAAGGATGGTGTTCTTACCACCAAATGATGCCATTTGATATAAGGGCATTTCAACTTTTTGAGCCATCGCCCATAGATCCACTGGACCCATATCCATCGGTTCTGTGCCTCTTAGCATGTTGACAAGATGGTAGCTGTCAAGATGTGAACTTACTTGATATTGCGTATCACGTAAGAATAGGCCATTGTTTAAAACTGGTGTTGCCATTTTTTAGATTAGTTATATTAGTTATATTGGTTATCGTTTAAATATGTTTTGTGGTCTTGCAATTTTTCTGCGTGAAGGTTTTTCATCTTCCTCATCAGTCATAGAAGACGTAGAAATCTTACGGGATTCTTCAGTCTTTAATTTACGCACTGTGTCTTGCGTAGCTTCTGTCTTAGCAACTGTTTTAATCTGATTTTTATAACCGTCAGGGTCAGCGAGAAGCCATAGAGCCTCTGCGATCAGATCATATCGAGGTTCGAGGAATTGATATCGCTCCAGTAGATGTCCAAGTAAGTTCGTATTTCTACCTTGTATGGATTGATATTTGGGTTGAGTAAGCTCATTAAATAAGAAAGCTTGTGTTTTCTTATCTAATTTGATGCCATTGATCGCCCCATCTTTAAGCGTGCTGTATACGTTATCAACGTATTGCTGAGCTGCTTCTTGTTGTTGATTCTTAGCTGTTTCTTGCTGCTGAAGTTGGTATGCTACTACCTCCTCTTGCATCTTATCCAGCTTGGGTTTGAACTGATTTGCTTTCTTACCAAGTGTACCAAGATCTTTCCAAGTATTAATCTCCTCGTCAATCTCATCATCACTACCAAACTGTGTAGTTCTAAGATATTGACGTGCAATTAATTCTTGGTCATTGTCATCACTAGGATCTAGTGAGCGCACCTCTTCTACATGGGAGAGTGCTTTGAATAGACCTTTGAGATCTTGACCTCCATCCGCAATATACTTATATGCGTACTTGAGTTCATTGGGTAAGCTATCAAAGAACGATGCAGGAACATCCTGCTTAATTTTATTCTCTCTATCTTCAAAATTGGCTTGGAGTAACTCCTTCCAATCTTTTACAGAATAGTCATTTAAATCTTTATCATCATCAAATGGTACAATCATACCATCTTCAATGAGTTTTGAGAAGGTTTCTACCATCCCAGATTTATCTAGTTTGGGGCGACCATTTGAAAACTTAGTATCTTCTTCAGTATTATCTAAGTTTACAATATCATCTATTACCTTCTTTACTTGCTCAATATTTTCAGATTTCTGTTCTTTCTTAGTATCTTCACTTTCGTCTTCTTGGGTTTTTTTAGCCTCAAGAAAGCTAGTATCAAGATCCTTCGTTTTAGAAAAAACAGTGTTTTTAGAAGTTTCTGGAGCAGTGAGGATATCACTTACTCCTGGCATTGGTAAGAACTCATCCAGATTGATGTCTGGGGCATTGTTTTCATTGGTTGACATATGGGGTTGGTTTTGATTGTCTTCCTATTATAATATATGCAATTTTAAACTTTAAAAGGTTACCAAGGGTATGATTTTAAGAAATCGTGCGTACTATAACACTACTGTTTCTTAGATTTCTTATCATACTTGTTTTTATTCTCTCTGGCAACTTGTAATTGCATATCTGCGATCTGTTTTTTAGTGCTCAATTCTTCGCGTTTTAAGTTCAAAGATTCAGATTCACGATTGTTTTTATTGATTTCCTGTTCACGCTTTAGAGAAATTGTTTCATCAGCTTGACGCTTCTTGTCCAAGTATTGGATGGAGTCTAAGTAGTCTGATTGTTGGTTCTGATTCTGATCACCAACTTGAAATCCAGCTCCTTTAATCTCAGCCACATCAATCTGTGTCTGTCTATCAAGAGCATTTTGTTCAGCTTCATACTTTTGTTCAGACTCCAACTTTTGTTGCTGTGCTTGGATCTGTTGTTGTTGTAAGCTTTGTTGCTGTTGCATCTCTTGTTGACGCTGCATCTCTGTTTTATTCTGAATAGATTTCAGCACATGTGTTACTTCAGACATAGAGTCTGCTTTTACAATCTCAGCTAAATCATAAATGGATGCGCCCGATGTATTGTTTTGAACAGCCAATTGCTTGATCTGTTCCATTACTTGCTTGTGATTAACCTTGGTGGTAACAAATACATTAAGTTCCCTAGACAATAACTCAGTACCATTAAGCTCAAAGTTTATCTTTTCATCTAAGCTAGTAATATAGGAAAGTCTTACGCTTGGTCTACGCGAGTGATAATACTGCGCTAGGTCAGTGCGCATCTGATGCACTCGTGGCATCAAATACTCAGAATGCTGTACAAAGTACATCTCTGTCTGTGCGTAGGAAGCATTTATGCTTTGTTCAATACCTGTGGCAGTTTCTTGAGAATTTACTTGTCCCATGCGCTGGGGAGTGATTCCAATTACTTCATACGCCTGTTGCTTAAAATAATTAGCTAGCTGAATCCTACTCATCATACGTTGAGTCTGCTCAAGATTTAAGACTTGATAGTGATTAAACCCTAGTGCTGATTCTGTATTTGCAATAGAAGTATCCAATGGTAACATTTGGAAGTTCTTCATGGCAACATATGCTTTAGCGTAGTTGTTTTTGCCCCAGTCTTCACCTGCTGAATGCTTTGGTAATGCATTATGATCAAGTAAAATCACCGTGCCAAGTTCATCAAGCAAGATATCAGATATTTGATTGTTGACTAGGTTATATCCCACCTGGAATGGTTTCATCTTATCTACCAAAGATACAGCGCGTGAGTTGCGATCTGAGAAGACAGAACCCTCTACTGGGAGTTTACATCCATAGAGTGTGTAATCACCTTTGAATTGAAATTTCATAGGTTTAATGTTTAGATAAATGGGTTGTATTCCCATGTAGTCTGCATTCCCATAGAAGCTAGGTCTATTTGGTCCTACCTTCAACCCACCCCAGACTTGATTGATCCATATCCACTTGATATGCTCACCTTGTGATAAAGTAGTTTCATCCTTGGTTTTGTTAACTATAGTGTCATACACAGGTGGTACAGTAATTTTATAATCCTCTGTGACAATTTCTTGAAATTTCATTCCATTCTCTGGATCAATCTTGGTAAGATGACCCACCATGCGTTGTGATTTCCAGTATACTGTGGTTACTCTTAAGAGTTGATACGTCCCGAAGTCTTGTAAGTCCTCGCTTTCATTAAGAATACGGGTAATAATATCATCACCAGCAGCCAAGAAATAATCATTAACAGAAGTAAACTGGCGAAACCCAAGACTAGGCCCAGTAACATTCCAATTATGAGAACGGGTACCATCATAAAAAGTACCATCATTTTGATAACCTTGTATAGGGTAACCAGCAGCTTTTTTGGGGTAAATGTTTTCAAGAGATCTAAGTTGTTCATCGTTCATTAAATATCCATACCTGTCAATAATATCTGATACAGTATGCAGTTCTATTTTTCCTACAAAATTACCTTGGGAGATATACCTAATATCAGGAGACTTATGATAAAACGTAAGAATGGGATTCCACAACTCTAATTCATAATCATCCTCATCCATTCTAAAATGCCAAAACTCTCTGTCTGTGGTAAGCATATCACGAAACGCGCGATTCTCCAACTCCTTAATTTTAAAACGCTCACTGTCTGCTTCGTGTTGATGGTTAGCCCATTGCTCCACTAGTGAGCGATAATCTTTCTTGAAAAATTGTTCAATCTCAGGAAGTGACTTGATATTCTCAGGTGACATCGCTTGCTTGAATTCTTCTGACTCTGGATCAGCACCTTGATTGATCAAATTTGTAGCAAGCTTCATTTCAGCCTGTTGCACCAATGTCTGCTCAATCATTGTTCTCTTTTCTTCAAGCATCTCATTAAAACTCACAGGATCAGTGGTCACATATTGGACCTTGTCAGTGCGTTTGGCAAACTCACCACACATTACATTGATGACATTGGGTATGATAGGATAAAACTTGAGTTCTAGCACAGATGCATCATCTCGCGTGAGTGTTTCTACCAAATCAGAGTATTCATTGTCTTCCTCTACTACATAATCAGTGCGATCAATAATGCCATTTGCAAGTTTATAGTTCTTGAGAAATCTACCTGCGTTTCTTCTAATCTGACGCAGACCCTCCATCTCAAACCAATCCATGTTCCATGCACCCCACTCACCATCTTTCTGTGATTTAGCTAAGAATTGCAAAGGTTGAGTAAGTGTACCCATTCTAGTGTGATCAGTTTTCACACCAGATTTAGCCTGCATTGCGTTGATTACTAACATATTATATGTATATTAACGATGTAGTATTTTTATTTTGACCTCTTAACATAGCATTAAGAGTAGTTCTGTTTATTTTTTTAGAAGCCGCAGCTTCTGAAATTGAATCAAAAATTATCCCAGAAGATAAGTCAATTATATTTTTACACTTGGCAATTATACAGGGTAACATTACTTCTTTAGATCGTTTTTTACCTTTGAGTTTTTGAGTTCTTAATTTTACAGCTTCTTTATCTTGTTTACGACCAGTTTGAGCTTTTCTTAATATTTCTTTGTGCCATTCAGGAATACTCTTGCCATAATTTGGATTACCAGCACCTTTAAGTTTTTCTGATCTTTTAGATCTAGTTTCTAATTTTTGAACAACGTTCAAAGAACCTTCACCACCATCTGTCATGTTAGCTAAACAACCCTTACCTAAATCATGTCTACCATATAACAATATAAACTCTTTTTCTTTATCACACGCTTGATTCCATGATAGATCTTCCATTAATATTTCAACTTTATAATTCGTTGTTGCAACAATTTTATTCCAGTATGAATTTCTCTTTTTAGCAAAATAAGCTCTACTATATTGATTATCAGATCCAATCCCAACATAAAAAGGAATATTTTTATCTAATCTAACATGACGATATACATAACATGTATTTGCGTTGATTACTAATGCCATAACTCTATTATTTTAAATTTCTAAATGCTTGTTTAGTTACTTTTCCTCCACTTGCAAGTGAAGATTTGCCTAAATTACGAAAGGGACTTCTAGATAATTTAGTCAAATTATCTGAATTTTTAGCTTTTTTAAATGAATTTGTTTCAGTTTCAATCTTATGAGCATATCCTCGATTAGATTGTTGAACTTTTGCAAAAGCAACTAAAGCACAAAATGCTACCAGTCTATCTACGTTTAAACCCTCTCTATACTGCTGCATTTCTTTTAGAAGTATTGGATCTTTGATGCGTTCTATACCATATGTAGTTTTAACAATACTACCATCTGGTTTTGTTTCTACATTAAGCTCTTCTGTCAAAAAATTAATACCATAAGAAATCAAGTGTGTTTTAAATAGATTCCCTGTATTGCGCCACCCATATTCTTGAAATACATTGTTGTTAGAACCCAAATCTTTTAGAAACAAGATTTGAGATTTTGGAACCATGTAATGTTGTTTTTTCTTATGAATCATGTGTTGGATAAACAAAGAAATATTGTTCTCCACTATTGTCCATGCTCCATAATATTCAATTAATTTTTCCAGTAGTTCGTGGGTTTTATTAATGTCATCGTATCGCCCACACCAAGATGCTACCAAATGATCTTGTTCTATATGATTCTCTATTGTACCATCCATCTTCTTTTTTGTTATTTGAAGTGGTGTCTTATAAATAAATATAGAACACAATGAGTCTGATGTTGTTGTTTTTCCCTCGCCTATTGGGTCAATAGATGCATAGTAAGTACCCCATGGTGCATCTTTAATGGGTTTTTCCCACATCAATATGGCCCCCTCCTTGTTCTCTGTCCTAGGAGAGAGTGGAAATTCCATGATGGGCAAACGCTTAGTTGGCTTTGCCTCTATCTCACCTTTATCGTTATATATTAGTTCAACAGTCTCACAGTAATATTCCTTATCTTCTATTCTCCTGAGTTGACTAGTGATCAAGTGGAGGGGCCATACTGAAGACTTTCTGTATGCAAACGCCTCTTCAATATTAATAGGCTTTTGTGATACACGAAGTTGATAGTCGTTTGATTTAAGATCTTTCTTCCATTTTTTACGTTCCTCTAGAATCATATCTAGAGAATTTTCAACTAATGAATTACCCCACTTATCAATACAGGGTATCATACTCCACTGTTCAGGAATGAATAGACCACATAAAGCTGTATCTCCATTCTCATTAATTAAGTTTGTACTTACTGCTAAAACATCCTTAGAATCTGGATTAAAAATTATATCGCGCAATGGTTCACATTGATCCAAATCACCCACAGAACCCGCAACTGCAAACATTCCTGTATATACCATACCAGATTTTAGAGCTGGTAAAAGATATTCTAATGTTTCATTCATGCGAGGTGCAACCCCTGCTTCTTCATGAAAAAAGAAAGAACATGGACCACCTACACCATTGATTGGGTCTTTTTCTAAAGTAACCCCAATCATTACTGACTTCAATCCTATATCTTTCTTTCTACCACCTTGAGTTATCTCAATTTTTTGTTCCCAGTTAAATGTCTTATCTGGTTGTGTAGGGCGATACCAAGCTGTATGTGTATTTAAAAAGTTACGATATTCATCTAAGAAACGCCAAGTACCTTTCTCATTAATAAAATCTTTTAAGGATGCTGCTATCTTATTAATCCATCCTTCTTCAAACCAAAACCCATTAATCATTTTGGCTGCGTGGAAATAAGAAGATGCAATCTGGCGTTTCTTGAGTATGGCTACATGTTTATAGCTATACTTTGCAATATCCTCATATAAAGCCATGTGATACTGCGCATCCCTTACATCCGCGAAACCAAACCTCGCAATTTCTTTATTATAGATTGGAAGAAAGTTAAGCCACATGTAATAATCCCGCGTAAGGTACCAAGTGTTTTCTTTGTTCTTGAATATAACACCCATCCTACACTTTTCTTTTTCAAAATCCCAGTATTGAATGAAGTCTCTTGATCTAATGGGAGCTGCACAATAGAATTTGTAACTATTAAAATGTTTGGCTTGGGAGTTGAAGAGCAAACTTGTTTGGTCAAATTCGTATTTTCCAGGTTCTTTAAATATTGAGCGTAAGAACTGCACAAAGTCTTCTCTTGTTGTAAATTCGGTGTGGGACCACAGTTCTGTAATGGCGTCATAGGTAGGTATTTTTATAAATAATTCCATTATAAGTCCATAATTTTACTCTCATCACCACCAATCTTATAAAGGATATTCACCACTGTATTTACATCTTTTGACTTGATCACTATCAAATCAGGATCATTTGGATTGTCAAAATACTGAGTACAATCCTTCCTTTGGAACGCACTCCATAGTTCTGTATAATGATTGTAATGAAACATCCAATGGTAAAGAGATTCTTTATTGGTCATATGCAAGATTTGCTCCTCCTCTAACTGTCGATTGTTGTTCCTCCATCAGATCTTTATTCACTCCTTTAAAAGATGATCTAATTTGATCAAAGTTTTTTGCAACACTTACAATAGAGTTTATATTACCGTCTCTACCATCTGTTATGCTTTGTGTTTCCATATACATTGCCAATCTATCAAGCATTTTTTTAATACCCATATAAGATCTAAGTGTTGGGGTCTCATACAACTTCTTGCAAAACGCTATAGCTTCAATCACTACTTGATCCTCACTGCTAAATGTATTATTAATTTGTTTAAAAATCAAAGACTCTCTATCAGTTTCCGATACATCAAAGAATGGATTTAATTCTGGATTAGGGCAAGTCATATAAAACACATAGGCAAAGACATCAATGTAATTTTTAGGATAATTGTCTATGATCACCTTTAAATCTTTTAAGATATAACAGTGTTCACTAGGAATAACTTTCCCATTGACAATATCAAAGATCCTTACCATATTAAACATATTTGACCTTCATTCACTATGAGTTTGAGACTATCTTCAATCTCTATTATTTCACAGTGTTCAATTCCATTTTTACTAATATAGACTTTATCACCAGGGTTAATTCCTGTGACCTCTTCTCCTATAGCAAATACTTCAAGCTGTGTCCACTTAGCAAAGTTGTCTTTGTTTATTTTGTCTTGGACATCTTGTGTCATTTCAATAACTGATTTCTCAATGTGTGGACGATTAAGTAGCACACGTTTTCCTTTTAATATCATAGTTTTTTTGTTAATTGATAGTGTTGTATTAACTGCATCACTTCATCTTTAAGATAAGGAACTTGATAAGGGATAACTTCTTTGACTATAAAGTTACCATCATTATCGCGTAAATAGATGGGATATCCATAAGAATCTTTATCAAAGTCCTCTTGAAATATGATGTGATTGAGCGTTAATTTCCCAGGTAAATACTGGGGATTATGTTTGATTATAATATACATATAAATAGAAAGCTGAATTGCATAGTGATTCAGGTTACAATCATCCAGATGATTCAGCGGGTATAGCATCTTTTGAGAAATACCTTCATAATTCTTAAAAGAAGTGGCTTTGATCTCCTTGTTGGTTTTATAGTCTAGGATGTCAACTTTGCCATTAACAATAGTGATTCGATCACTTTGTCCTGCTATACCTGCTGATGGAAGATACAGAAAAAATTCTGGATACACCCCTTCATCTAACTTTTGACTTGTAGCTACCTTATCTCCTGACTCATCATAAGTACAAGGAAACACAGGCAGCAGTGAATTATCGTATGAAATTGAATTACATTCTAGTATGTCAGACTCTCTTTGATTGTGATACCAATTTCCTAGTTGTACACTTCGTTCTGATTCTTTTGTCCACACGTCAACAATTTCCTCTGGATTCATTCCATACCACTTGCCTTTCTTATTGCGTGATGCTTTAAGACTAATGCTCACTTTGTCAAAGGGTTGTTTGTAGTGCGAGAGTAGTTTAGTTACGCTTATAAATTCTTCATTTTCTGCTGTTCTGTACGTGTGTGTCTTTTGATCAAATAGTAGTTTCATTTGTATTTTCTTGAGAGAGATGTTGATCAATAATGATTTGCTCTTGATGACTCACAATACCCATCCACTTGTGTATATCACAAGCTGCTGATAATGCTCTTGTCTTAAGTGCAAGAGAACAACCACATAACCCACAACAAGGTTGTGTGCCTGGTACCATACAATGTGAACCACTCTTATCTAAGTAGGGGCAAGTCTCGCATATACTCATACGTTCTGCTGCAATGTTCTCGACATCAGCGTTTTTGAAGATATTATTCTTTATACCTTCTAGAATCTTACCCTTCTCCTTCCAAATCTTGATTACGTCTTTCATCTCTTTTTCTAGACTTTATTCGATTCTGAACCATATCGCGCTGCTTGACTGCGTTGAGCTTTATGTTCTCTTTAAATATATCATTCATCATCTGCAAACCTGAAGCAGATGGATTCTCCATACAATTACTTACCTTATTTTCATTAATCTTGAGCCTCTTTTCTAATGACCATGTCTTGATGTAGAATGTACCCAATCCTTTAAGAAATACTTTATTGTGTTCTAATGAGCTGAGTGTTTTTCTTATCTTATCCCAGTAGATATCCAACACAGATTTAACTTCCTGTTCAGAAAGTTGCAACTCTTTCGCGATCTGAGCTATTGACTCCTTGGCTTTCTTTGGTCTCAACGTATATGAAATTATATTCTAACAATACATTCCCCTGCTTGACTACAGGAATTGCAGGGTTAAGCATAAGCATCTTCTTACCCTTACCCTGTTTAATAATAAACCCCCGCTTCTGTAATAAACCCAATCTGTTTCTTACAGTCTGTACTTTTACTGGATGCTTGAGTACATCATGAAGAATTTCTTGTCCATATACATATACTACAGCTTTTGTACAAAAGTCCTTTAGTGGCATAGGTCCCATAATGGTAAGCAATGAAAGATAAGTGAGATCAGAATCAATCAATAACTGCTTACGTAAAAATACCAACTCCGTAATAAGCTGATACTTCACAGCACTTAACATTGAGTCTAACCTCACCTTCTTCACTACTCTGTTAATCTGCATTTAGAACTTCTTTCTTTAATTTTTTTACTTTAGTTTGATCAGCATCCTCCTGCTCAGGTTGTGTCATCTGTGCAATAGCACCAATTGCATTAATACGCTCTGCTTCATATACAGCGGCATCCCTTTGTAACTTAGACAAATCAGCACGAAAAGAAGCTAACTCAATCTCATCCTTGTACCACTGAACCATCTGCTCTCTAGATGGACGTTCTTGTTTTTCTGACATATTATTTAATAATTTTTGTTGGTTATACTAACGTAATAGAAATACAAATATATAAAGTAAAATTTAAATTTTCCAAATTTGATTATCAATACTAGAAATTTTTATCCCACTATATGATGTTTTTAATATTAGAGGATGTGATTGGTACCTAGTGTAACAATCCCCGCCTCGATGATGTCTACCTGGTACCCCCGTCACTTTGTAGATAAGTTTTGAAAATCAGAAAACTAAACAAAAAAAGAATTCTTTGAGACATAGATTCACTTCGTTCATCTGGGATTACTTACGTTACTTATTGTCAGTCACTATGTATGATATTGTATATATGTGGTTTACAGATATTGCTATAGTAATCAGTGGTGTATCCATTGCTGATTGCTATGCACAGCGTTTAGAATATCTGAAAGAACTTCGATAGATGTTCGCCACACAGCCTTGTAGGGTAGCAGAGTTTTCTGCACCCTTTTACACCAATCAATTAAGAATTCACTTCGTTCATTCTCAATTTCTTACGTTACTTGTTATTATCTAATCTTAAAAAAGAAACTTATGGAAACATTATCAGTAAAGTTTTTACGTGTTAACGGTCGCAGTTACACGTATGAAGTCATTGGGTCGCAAGAGCAACTTGATGAATATTGCGACAACGTGGAACAAGAGGCAGAGCTTGACTCCACAGGTAAGTACAAACTTATTGAGGACGCTGATACAGGCACACCTCTTTGGTTTGTACCACGCTACCAAATCTTGGTTAATGAAGTAGGTGATGAACTTGAAGTAGAAGTCCCACCACCATTCAAATCAGGTCAAATCACGTGGTTAGACGGTAAAACCGCTGATAGTGGCGACTATCTATTGGGACGCTATCGTGCGTACGATGATTTTGAGTCTTCGAGCAAGCGTGCGAACGAAAACTTCGCAAGTGCACTTAAAGCAGGCTTCAAAAAACGTGATACGTCCAAAGACAGCAACGCACCTGCTAAAGCAAGTACACCCGCTAATCTTGCAGGACCAACTGCTACGCCACCTGCGACACCTGCAAGAGCAGTCTCAAAACCACGAGCACGAGCACGCAAGTAAGCAGACACTCTGTAATGAGCAAGGAAAATACCCCTTGCTCATTACAGCTTTATGTCGCTTCAAAATAAGGCGTTGCTTCGCAACAGTTGTTCGCGCGTTGCGCCACACTTCAACAACGCATTCTTAACAGTATTGTGCGGGTAAATTCGTATTAGAATAGTACAAATTGTTACAGAATCAATATATTACAAAATTAAGATGTAGTGTTTTCCCGCAATTATTAGCACTTACCACCAATGATAAGCGTTGTTTCTGCAATAACATTTGCATTATTCTAAGATGCATATAATTACTGCAATCTCTACTAATCAAGTAGTAGAATAAATGTGTAAGTGATTGAATGTGAGGAGTATATACCTCTCACACTCATTCATTATAGTTACTTGTTCCACATGAAACATCAAAAACGCGGCACTAGATAACTTAATTATTACTTTACACATCAATCCATCAACTCTAAGTCACACTAATCAATATCCTTGAACTAATGATAGGATCATATTTCTATTATATGTAATCTTATATAAGTAGGGTAGTATCCTATAGATCAGGCGAGAAATCTTAATTTTTTCCTGATTACAAATCAATAGACTAAACAATAATGTCTATTATTAATGCACCATTCTCACTTCCCAAGGGTGAGCAGTTGTAATACACAGTGTCAATCTAAACATAGTTGATTGATGGGTGATCTCTGATACTAAATGAAAGATTTTAGTTATTACAACTGAGTGCAGAGGGATAATATTAAGTGAATCATTCTACTTTAGTGAATGAATAACCAATAACAAGCAACTGGCAAGTTGTAATAATATGCAAAATAAAATGACAAACTTAGAATTAGAACAACTAGAAAGACTGTTAACTAAATATCATTTAGAAACAGAGTCTCCATTAGGGTTAGGTAATATTAGACCATGTTTATTTATGGTTAGAGAAAAACTTGCACTAATTGGTGGAGGATATTCTACAGCTGAAAAAGAAATTACTTTTGAATCTTATCCTATTTCTTATATTCAACAGCTTGAACAAGAGATAGAAAACAATCATCCTTCAAGATTAACATCTGAAGATATTGAAGATGTATCTGATAATTATCAAGCACATCTTGAATACAAATGGTGGAAAGAAGAACAACTTGAATTAATAAAAGATTTAAAATCAAAACTAACTCCAGAACAGTTAGAATGGTATAATTCTTTTAATGATTTAAAAAACGAATGTGAGCTTAATGGTTTAGAAAATCAATCAAATGAACAATAAAGAAATAGTTTATTGGAAACAAAAAGATGGTACATTCATAGATATAATGTCTATGGATATTCACCACCTACGCAATGTTCTTAAAATGATTGTGAACAATAGTAACAAGCATAATAAAGGAGTGTTTGAACTTAAAGGTGATATAGCTAATGAGTTTAATGACAGCCATTTAGCTGATGAAGATGATGAGTTAACCATTTAAAATACTAAAACAAAATGAATAAAGTCTTACACATTATAATAATGTTAACAATGGGTGCTATTGCTGGATTATTACTCTCACCAATATTGTATCCTAAAGATCCTTGTGAGTATCAAATGATATGCACAGATCAAGGATATATTATATCTGATAATAATAGACCCGTTGGAGTTATTCCATTAGGGGACACAGCATTAGATAGCCTTATCATTGATGACAATCAGTAACTAACTCTCACTAACCCAACAAATAACATGAATACAATTCAAAAAACACTACTCTATCCAATAGTAGCAACAGCTATTATAATATTAGTAACTTGTTTAAATTGGTTATTAACTGCCTTTTTTTCTTTTGTTTTTGATACCACACTAAATGATGTAGCTTGTAGTCCAATGGTATTTGTTTATATAGTATCATCCTTGGGTACACTGTACATGATCGTGAACTGCTTCCAATACATTGATGAGAAATTATAAAAACCTTATAAACATATGAAAAAAATGACACCAAAGTCCCTAGTGGCAGCCATTGTTGTGTTAACACAGCAAGGTAAACATGTAACCAGTATCCAATTTGAAGATGGATCAGGCTATTGCTTCAATTATACTGATGGAGCAAAAACAAGTGAGTTTCTTGACATGAGAAAAGACGATATGACTGAGATGGTATTTGAAGCTGTTAGAGATCAACGTGAGAAAACTGATATGACCACTGAAGAATTAGAGCTAGAAATAATAAAGCTCAAGTTAAAACTTATGCAAACAAGAGTTCTTGCAGAAAATATTGTCAAAGATGAGTACGAATAGAAACAGCACCTTAGAAGTAATAGTAGTTACCTTAGAAAACATCGTAGAGAAGTTTAAAGACTTCTCTTTCGATCAAGACTTAAACGGAAGCAGTGGCAAGGAGTACCTTAGCGAAGAGGCTAAAGAAAATGGATTCGATTCAGATTTAGATTATATTCTAAGTATGGCGCATAATAACCTAGTTGGAGCACGACAGAATAACCTAGATGTAATAGATCCAATTCAGGAATTTTGTAATGTAGTGTTACAAGAATTACCTAGTCACTATTATGGTAGTGAGATTATTGTTACTAAGATAAGAGAAAAGTATGTAATATCATTCATGCAACTAATGGAATATTAAATTATGGGACTAGATATGTATTTGTCTAAAAAGACATATGTAAAACAATGGGAACACATACCCAAAGAAAAACAGTTTGAAGTTACTGTTAAAAGAAATGGAAAAGTATTTGATCAAATTAAAGTAGACAGAATATCATATGTTGAAGAACAAGTGATGTATTGGAGAAAAGCCAATCATATCCATAATTGGTTTGTTCAAAATTGTCAAAGTAGTGTTGATGATGGTAGGTCAACTTATGTTTCAGTAGAAGACTTAAAGAATCTATATGATGCTTGTAAAAAAGTAATGGAGTTTGATGCTGCTAGTGCTCCTAATGATATACTACCAACTACATCAGGTTTCTTTTTTGGAAGTACTGAATATGATAAATATTATTATCAAGATACTAAAGATACTATTGAGTTCTTAGAAAAAGAAATGGATTCAGATGGTAAGTTTAGTGGTGATTATTACTATCAATCATCATGGTAAATGTCAAACCAATCCCTCTTTTAATAATACTTGTTGTTTTATTATTCTTTTATTATGATAAGCAAAAGATAAAAGAGATGCATTCAACCAGAGTTAAAGAATTAAAAGATTCTATAGCTCTCTATCAAACAGATATTTTTAAGTTAGATAGTATCTTGAAACATACAATTATCATCAACAAACAAAGGTAGCACCAAAAAAATCTATATCCCTTAAACAAATTGTACAATTAACAAAGTTAAGTTACAAAATAATTTTGACATAATTGACATAATAACCATGTATTTTTAGTTTAAAGCTAATAGCTTGACTACTAATACCCAAATCTTTTAGTGTAAACCTTGAAATCATTTAAAATGAGCATCAAAAAATTATCTGCAAGAAAAATCATCGAGTTTAAAAAGACGGTGTTAGAGCTAATGAAAACTGGAGTAAATCAAAAAGTGGCTCTTGCTAGCGTAGCAGAAACATTAAATATTACTTACAATCAAGCTTATTATCGTTACTTTAAAGCTGGTACTAGACCTAGTCAAAAGTCATACGAAAAAGACAGAACAACTTTACCTGTTGTTAATATGTCCAATAGTACGCTACGATTCAGTATGAATTTGATTGAAAATGTGTCTGTTAGTGATACTGAACTTGTAATAAACTTTAGAGTAAAATAACAAGTAAGCAATTGGTTGGTCAAGTGTATCTTTACAAAAGTAGATGTACAATATGGATAAATGCCGCGGGACATTACGCGGCAAATAAGTTAGTTCGATTCTAACCTTGACCTCTAATTGAATACAAAAAATCAAAAAACAAAGTCTATGAAACAAAAAATTATGGAAGTAATCTTGAGTGCAAATAATTCACTCACTCAAGAAGAAGTTAGTTGGGCTATTCGTAATATACCTAACCAAGAAAACAGTGATACAACAGATCGTACATCAAGTCGTACGTTTGACCACGATGCAGATGATGTGTTCTCAGCATGTGGCTTTACAAAAGGTTATGAAACTACATTAAATAACGAACTTAAACTAATTAATGATCAAACACCTAGTTCAACTAAGTCTACTTTTATTGAAAATATATTAAACAATGCTAGTGCGGATTTGCGGGATTATTTAATTGTTAGAGGATTAATTGAGATATGTGTAACTCAAGATCCTTTAGATAAACTACGCGATATACTTAAAAAGTTATAAATTAGTTAGTGTTCATAGGGTAGTAACTGTGGGGCTGGGTGTATAACCTAGCCCCCTTTTACTTTAATGCAAAATATATATGAAAATCAAGCGATTACTTGTAAATCTTAAATTATGTTCTCTAAAACGCTTATTTAAAAAGCAATTAAGAGGGTCAACAACCACTGAAATGCAGTATATACTGCGTATTGAAGATCTTATTACCCGTCGAGTCAAATACAAAATATACACATCAATGGATGAAATAGTAAAATACGTCTACTTTGATGTACCATTAACAGTACCTAACTATAATAGTAAGAACTATACTCTAGTGCATAAGAACCTATCTACAGGTAAAGAGCATACAATACAGCTCAAATCAGGTTCACTTACGCAGTGCGAGTATCCAAAAAACAACACATGAGCAAAATAAAAGAATTTTATCACGAAGAAATTAATGCAGCGTATCGCGAAGTTCCTGAACCATACATTTTTAAGTTTATTGCCCATTTTAATTATATGGGTAAATCTGTCACATTAATGGCTGATTCACTTGATAAACTAGAGGAACTAGCATGTACTGTAACTAAACAATCTGTTCTGATCAATCATGGCACCATGAATGGAGAATATGTATTAATGTTTGAAAATTGGGACCTCCCTATTATACTTTTCTCTGTTGAAAACGCCTATTACTGATATTATAACATTAAAAAACACTAACTGATATGAATAAAACAATCACAGCTACTAAAACTGGCATCGCAATTAATTACGCTAATGGTAAATCTAGTTTCATTCCTTATGAGCAGGATGAACAAATTAGCATTAATGTTCAACGTAAGTACTTTACAATGAACACAATTCAAAAATCAATGTACCGTCGTTTGATGTATGGTATGGATGCATTTCAAGAAGAACAAACCCAATCCATGACTCAACAAGTTATTTTTAGGATTAAGAATGATCATCTTCGTGCTATCAATGCGCTTAACCAATTTAAGTATGAGCGTGTGTATGGTGATTCTAACAAGCTACTTGGTGTTATTTTCCCGCACATCAAGCTTAGTTATTTTAAAGATGGTAAGTACAGCAATCTACCCACATTGAAAGAATGTAAAATTACCACACTTGATATCATTGATCTTTGGATTAATCATAAATTACTATCTTTAAATTTTTATAATTTAAATGAAGAAACAATTGACCTATGATTAAATCATTAGACAACACTGAAATATCGTGTGTCTACTATCAGTTCAAAACGCACCTCGAGGATTTAGACAACCGTTTAGATTCTCGAGTGCGTACTGAACGCTTGGATATGAGTGATTACACTGAATTTACTGTTCAACCTGTTGTTTTTATTCCAATTGGTGATCAAGAAATTGAACAGATTCGTGAAAGCACCTATTACAAAACAATAAACAGCATTGTAGACAAACTCTCTCATATAGTTGAGATGATAGAAGAAGCAGAACCAAATATTAAACAATCTTTAGAATCATGAAACTTATCTTAGAAGAAATTTTTGAACATATTGATAAAGTCATTAAAGACTCAAACAACTCTTTAGTATTACTTGCTATTGAGTTTAATCCCGAAGGATATCCTGTAACTCAGACAATTAAAGTAACAGGTAGTCCAGCCGCTTCAATCGCTGGTTTAACTATGCTACGTAGTATGATTGATAGCAATTTAAAAACTATTGATGATAATCTAAAATCAGCCATTGATGCTAATGCAATAATGGATGAAATTAAGAATATTTTTGGTGATACTGATATTGAAGCTGAACGTCTTAAAGATTTCATTAATAATACAACAGAAGGTGAGAAACTCAAAGACCTACTTAACAAACTTAAAAAAGACTTTGGTAAATAATGGGCATGGATATCTACGGTTTAAACCCTATGATTAAGGGTGTAAAACCAGAAATAGAATGGGATAATAGCACTAGAGTGCAAAAAAATGATTATAGGACAAGCATGGCAGAGTTTGAGCAAGAAAACCTTGGTTATTACTTTAGAGCTAATGTGTGGAGTTGGCGTCCTATTGCACAGGTAATCTTGGAATCTGCTACTATGTATAATTTATCCTTACCAGTAGATTTTATTGATAATATTCAAGTAAATTCTGGAGCTGGGTTGAAGACTCAACAAGAATGCACAATACTTGCTAATTTTATTGATGATTATATTGCTGTAAAGTTTGAAGGATGGAATAGTATTGGTTTGAATGTAGGATGGTATACACAACAAACAATAACAGAATCAGGTAGTCTGTCTAATGTTAGTGTAGAACCTATACTATCAAATAAATTAGAGCTATTTTTATATCCCGAAATATTTGTTAAAGATGGTGTATTTGAAGTGGATGGTTTTATGTATAACACATCCCACTGTTGTGGATTGACTTGTTTACAAGACTTTGTTAATTTCTTACGCGAATGTGGAGGATTTGAAATACGATGAAAATTACACAACTAGACCTTGAAAAATTAGGTTTTACAAAAATAGTGGTGTCTCCAGAAGAATCAGGGGATACCACTGGCTATTATTATTATGAGTATGAACTATCTGATAGCAATACAGATTTCTGTCTTATTAGCATAGAATCAGAAAAGGCTATAGATGATCATTGGAAAGTACAGTTGTTCGATGTCCCTGACTATGAGTTTTCAGATAGGTTCAAACTCCGTGAATTTGTTGAATTTATTATTAACTATAAAAAAGAAGTAAAACCATGAAAGTATTACAATCTATCTTACTAACAATTATGCTAGCGTTCTGTATATTCATATACCTAGAATATAGCGATCTTGCCAAGTATCAAAAACAATTAATTAATCAGACTGAATTTCAATCTGCTACCATTGAGTCACTCAATGAAAAGATGAGCGGCATGATCCAAGAAAAAGACCAACTTATTAACCACGTTATTGAGATTGAGTCTGAAAATAATCAACTTAAATTAACACCTATAAAAATTATTACTAAAACCATTAATAAAAATGAAAAAATCACTCCTATTTCTAATTACTCTTCTCAGTATTACAACCGCATTCTCACAAAGCGGTACGAAAACAAATAAAGATTCTTTGGTATACACTCCAAAGTATCTAATGAAATATATGTTAGAGGATCTTCAGGAGTGTGATTCAATTCGCATTGAAGTTATAACCTTACGTGCTGACTTAAAGAATCAATCTGAAATGTTGGTTGCTAAAGATAGAAACACTACATACATGCAAAGTGAACTTCTAAAGGAGCGTAACTACAACGATAGTATGTCTAGTGAAAATCTTTACCAACAAGTAGCAGCAGCTAAAAAACACGCATCTGTGCGCAAAAGTAGAAATTGGTGGGTAGCAACTGCCATTGCAGGAGTATTGTCTGCATTTGCAGTACATATACATTGGAAATATTCAGAAGGATCTGATAAATAAAAACAAATAGCAGTTTATGACTGATACAAAATCTTTCAATAAGGAAGACTTTAACAGGCTCGAGAATGAGTATGATAAAGCATTAGCTCAAGAAAAAGAGCAATTTGTGTTTGACAAACAAGTGTTGCTAGTCAGCTACGCTAAGTATCTTATTGAGTATCTTAAACCAAAATTTAAAAAGTAAGTATGTATCTTATTCAAACAACCCTTAAGGGAACACAGTTTACTATTGAATTCGTTAAGAATCAAGCTAACAATCCTGTTGCTGTAGATTTAGCTACTACTACATTTGTGGGTGATTCTAAAGTTTTGACAAAATTCCCCATTGGGACAATATTTGCAGTGAGTGATATTAGCTGGGGTGATTTAGTATGTAAAATAATGGGTACACCTCGTGCTGTGATGCACGAAGACAATTTGTATGGTAGTATTAAAGGCGATGCTTGTCCAACTAATGAAGATGTAAATTATGCATTTGAATGGATGATTGCATCCAACATAATTAAGCGTGATATAGCTATTGAATATGCTACTAAATGGATAGAGATGGGTTATCAGATCGATATTGAAGCTAAATGCAAAGCGTTTGTTGAAAACGAAAGTGGTACACTGCGTGATCGCATTATGCGTATGTATCCTTGTCCTAGTGAACAAGACACTGGATTTTATATTGACGCTGATATGTGGTATCTTTTAATTCGTAATGTTATACGAGGTGAAAATAGTTTGCTTATAGGACCTACTGGATCAGGTAAAACAGAGCTTGTAAGTCACATTGCACGCGCTATGGAAAAACCTTTGAGTATACAGGATATGGGTACTGTGCAAGATGCTCAGTCTGCATTGTTAGGTGTACACAGGTTAAACAAAGAAGGTCACTCAGACTTTGATTATGCTCCATTTGTGGGTCACATACAACGTGAAGGTATTGTCCTTCTTGATGAATTAAATCGTTAACAAAAATATTCTTATTTATATGTTTAAGAAGGGGGAAGCGATTGTAAAACAGGATGAATTGCTGGAAAATCCTACTGAAGGCTCAGAGGACAATCAGCAGCCAAGCTTAAGTGGTAACACTTTTGAAGGTTCAACGACTAATAGCCGAGTCCTAACAAGTAATGTTGAGGATGGTAATGCTAACACGAGCGTCCTGCCCATAGTCATAGAAAGAGATAAAGATGGTAATCCATTGGTGTCTGTTACTTTCAAAATATTTGACTTTGGTGATGATATAGTCTGAACTGCACAGTAATATGCAGAAATAGAAGATAAAGAGCTTCTATGATAACAAATTGGCCCCACTAAGTGCTACTAATATATTGTTTCCTTGTCTTGATAAACGCAGGTATCTTCCTGTAGATATTGCTGGTGGTGATGCAGTACGTAATATTACTATCAATGAGAAGTGTGTGTTTTTTGCTACCGCCAACCTAGGTGCAGAATATAGTGGTACCACTCAAATTGATCGTGCGTTATTAGATCGCTTCTTTCCTGTGGAATTAAGCTATCCATCTGAGATGTCAGAAACAAACATTTTGATGGTGCGTACTGGTGTTAGCGAAAAGATAGCAAAAGCTATTGTTAAAGTATCTAAGACAATTCGTGATCAATTCAAAGAGCAAGAGCTTAGCAATGTAGTGTCAGTGCGTCATACACTGCTTGCAGCTAATCTTATCAAAGATGGTTTTGATACTGTAGGTGCATTAATGCAAGTTATTATGCCTTTATTTGATGATGCTTCTGGTGTGTCAGAACGCACTAAAGTTAAATCTATTATAGCAGCTAACTAATCAAAGTAAATTGTAGAAGTGAAGTAGCAGTTGATTTAGGTCAGCTGCTACTTTTTTTATGTGAAATAGTTAGAAGCTAATCTTATTATAAAAATTAAATAGAGAAAAAACGATGGCAGAACTTCATGAAACATTGATGGGAAGAAAACTTATTGAGCAAGTATTTCCAGACATTGCTGAAAATCTTGGTAAGATTGCAATAGCAATACAACAACAAACATCTTTATCAAAACAAAACACTATTGAAGTATCTATTTGTTATTATAAAGATGAAACTGACAAAAAAGTATATGATATTGAGCATATGCAAAACGAATTTAATCAAAAGTTAAAAGAACTACAATCATGACTTATTTTAGAGATTGGTTTGGTAGAGATGCTGATTATGGCTATACTCACTATAACCCTGATAAAAGAGCTTATAGCTGGGATAAAGGTTATACAAACTACAGTGACTTCTTTTTTGGTCATAGTAAGAGATTGAATATGGAAGAGGCTGCTAGTTTACTTACTACAATGTCTAAAGTAGTGGGTATTGACGCTTCTAAGTTTACTGGTAAAAATTCTACTAATCGTGCATATATTCCCGCTGAGATGTTAGCAAATGGTATTAGCACAGATATATTTATAGGTGCCGCATTGCAGAATATTGCTAAAGTTATGCACGAAGATGTAGAAGAACATAAGAAAATGTTGCTTGTATCTCGTAAACATAAACCTACATTAAAGAATTTTATACTTAAAGTGCTTAACGAAGAGCGTATTAATTCACGCATGGCGGTTGATACTCCAGGTTATTTAAAGTTCATTAAAAAATATAAAGATCATAAGTACACAGATCGTCCTGTACCAGATAATGACTATGAGCACTTGCTTGAATTGTTTGATCGTATCATTAGATATCCTGATCAGATTACTGAAGAAGAATTGCTAAAGTTTAAAGATCCTATAGACAAGATTAAATCAATATTGTCTAAAGAAGGTGGTATTCCTGATAGTTTAGACAGCTGCATGAAAGTAAGTAAAAAGATTGCAGATGTTATTACTCAATATGTCAAACCACCTGAACATGAAACACCAGATGATAAAGATGAAGATGGTAAAGGCATAAGTGGTGACGGTGAAAGTGGAGAAGATGAAAGTGATAGCAGCACTGACTCTAGCAAGACAACACCTACCGAATTCATGAAAAACATGATGAATTCAATGCAGGAAGAATACAAGTCTGAAGAGTCTGTTGACTCCTTTACTAAATTCATGCAAGCAATCAAAACAGCAGAGGAAATAAGTAAAAAGGGTGCATCTAAGGTTGACTATCTATCTGTACTTGATACAGATCAAAGTAGAAACAGATATGCAAATATTATCAAAGAGATTGATCTTACTAAAGCTAATGTAATTGGTACACTACTTCGTCGTAAGAGCAGAGACTATCAGTTTTCACTTAAATCTATGCGCAGTGGTAGATTAGATACCAATAAGCTAGCAGAAGCTTCCCAACATGTATCTACAATTTATGAACGAGTTGGTCAGGTTAAAACTAATAAACTGTGTGTTACTATACTAGTTGATGAATCAGGTAGCATGGGTGGTGACAAAATAGATCAAGCGCGTAAAGCTGCAATATTTCTCAATGAATGTCTCAAAGATGTTACAGATGTAGAATTGTTCATGTATGGTCATACAGCTGATTGGGATGGTGATGGTGATTACTCTTGCAGTGGTACTGGTACTACTCAGTTATTGGTATACAAAGAGCCAGGTAGTCCTCAAAAGACAGCACTTGGATCAATGACTGCTAAATACGAGAATCGAGATGGTTCTGCTATTATAGCCACTGCCAAACGTGTACGCAGCAAAACACTAAACAGTGGTATACTTATCGTTATCAGTGATGGTGCACCTTCTGCTCATAACTATCGTGGTGAACCCGCTACTACTCACACTCGTAAAATGGTTAACGAAGTAGAGAAAATGGGATTTCAAGTTATACAAGTTGCTATTGATGGTTATGAGAGTAAGAACATGTTCAAGAATATTATTCATATGAAAAATATGAGTACGTTTCCTGCTGATTTTGTAGGATTCCTTCGTAGTAAGATTAATGTTTTAATTAAAGAAAAAATAGTGTTATAAACATAAGCCCCTAGGAAACTAGGGGTTTTTAAATTTAGTCAAATGAAAAAGTTGTTATTTATTTTAATTGTTATTGCCAATAATGCAATAGCTCAAGGAGAAAGATTAGACAGCATTACAGCTAGTAATAATGTCACTTATAAAATAAAAGAAGATATAGTATTAGGTCTTGGCTCTGGTATAAATGGTAGTTATGTATACGTGTATACTGCTCCTGGATTTACAGAATCTATCAAATTACCTTCTGGTTGGTCTGATTACAAAATGAGAATCAAATCAATTAAACAAATGGGTACAAAAAAACGTGGATACAAAACAATATTGGTATTGGGTGGTGGTAACATTATTAATTATTGGATGGAATTAGAAGCTGCTATTAAAACTGGTGAATTACAAACAATTAAATTAATTGAATAATGCTTACAAGAACCTTAACTATTAAATTTCAAAATGGATTTGAGACAACAATAATACTACCTTACTCAGATGGTGGAGAACTAAGCTCTGCACAAGAGTTTGTCAATGAATTAATACGATATCAATCTGCATTTCAAAAGTTTAGAGCGCGTGCTCCTATTCTTTCTATGGGTGTTAAGACTAAACATTATGCAGATTTAGGCAGTGTATTTAATGCTATTGTGAATGCGCGTAAGTTTATAGACATACCCGCAATTCATTTACCATTGAAGTTTGATCAACACTTCAGCATTGATATGATTACAGGAACATTTACTTTGTATAAAGTAGACAATAAAGACGAACATCCAGAAGAACGCGGTACTATGCCACTTGATATGGTATACAGCAATTGGATAGAGTTGTTTTATCCTGATTGTTATGAACTAGAAACAGCAGATGTAAAAACCACAGAAGAAAAGTTAGTTAAACCAATATACTGTAACTGCTATACAGAGCAAATGAAAGAGCAGTTAGATTCTTACCAGTTTAATTTATGGGAATACTTCTTTGAACAACCTAATGAACTATTTAGCATAGAACATGTCAAGGATGTTAATATTGAATATAGTGGAGCGGGTGATTCTGGTTGCACTGATAATGTGTATTTAAATATGGATACCCCTGATGATTTTAATTTTGATCATATACAAATAGATTCTGTAGATCGTCTTATTTGGGATCTTATTGAATCACAAGCATCTGGGTTTTACAACAATGATGGTGGTCGCGGTTCTATAACTCTTAGTCCAAAGAGCTTTCAGTGGGATCATTTTGATTATGTTCAAGAAGAAAATCAGAGTGTAGCTATAGGTGTTAAGCTAGATGAGGATGATGAAGATGATGATCATGTATTTACTGAACCAGAAGATGAAGATAAAGATGAAGATGAAGATGATGATGATTATAAATGGAAGGAAGTAGAAGAAGCAAGTTCTGATGAAAAAGATGATGAAGAATGTGAAGAACATGATGAAGATGAAGAAGATTTTGATGAGATTGGGGCTGATGATCGTAGACACTATCCAAAAGTTTAATTATGGCTACGCCTATGCATCATGCCATGTCAAGTGCTAAGAAGCACGGAGGTACATGGGAAGAGTATATACATATTCATAATTGGTTTGATCAAACAAAAGCTTGGGTACCTGATGTAAGACATCGGGTATTCAGGCATCATGCTGAGGGTATCTTTGAGTGTGAACAGAAATTTGGAGTGAGTATAAAAATCACTCTTACTGGAGGTGTTACCAAAGAAATACCTGTTCGAGTATTAGGCGAACAGCACGTCAAAGAAGATTGTGGGTTTATCCCAAATGCAAAAGATTATGTCAAGGGAATGAAAATAGAAGCTTGGCAAGCTAAAGTAGGTACAAAAATAGATGTAAATCTTAATGGCGATTTAGTGATAAGAGATGTTAATTTATAGTGTTATAATCCCATATTTTTTGTAAATTTGAAAAGTTTAAGATCAAATATTGGTAGTTTGGTAGTCATATTGTTTTATCCTATAACATAATGATTATCAACCTACCAAATGGAAAATCTATAGAGGTTTCTTTGGAAGTGTATCTTAGAATGAATGATGATGATTTTCAATATCTTATGTCTATGAATCATGGCGATGAATTTAGTAATCCATTCGTCGGGAGTGTACTAATTCATGGAGAAATAAGATTAGATGAAGATCAAGATGAAGAAACTCTTGATGAGTCAGACTCAGATACACTTTCAGACCTCGACGCTGAAAACTATGACGAATGATTAGTAAACCAAAACAATGCAGTGGGTGTGGAGAGTCCAAGATTATATGGAAAAACCACAAAGGTGAAAAGTTTTGCAAAAATTGCTGGTATAAAAAAATACCAGTAAAATTTCCTAAACAAAAAATACCACTAAAAAGTAGGTCAGACAAACGTGTTATATTAGACCAGTTATATTCAGTATCTAGACAACAATTTCTTGTAAAAAATCCATTCTGTCATGCAAGACTAGAGGGTTGTACAATTAATACCACTGATGTGCATCATAAGGCAGGTAGAAATAAAAATTACCTTGATGTATTAACATGGTTATCTGTATGCAGGACATGCCATCAATGGATTGAGCTACATCCTATAGAAGCTAAAGAAATGGGACTAAGTACACCTCGATTACAAAAAGATGATATTGATTGTGATTAAAGACATTTAAAAACTGAGGTATGATAACAACACCTGATTCTATTAAATTAAAACATTTTGATGAAGTATATCAAAACTTAATCAACATTACAAATAACGTTGATGAACCTTGTTCATTAGATGTTAGAATTGATATGAAACACTTTCTAATTGCTTTAGAAAATGCTTACAATATTATTGGTAAAATAGATGAAGAAGTATTAAATGAAGATACAGGAAATCATGAACCCACTTGAATTAAATACTAAACGAGAGCAGATACAAGAAGAAGCTTTAGAACTTATTAAAGTTAATAAGCGCATAGGTTGTGCAATTTCAATGGGTGTGGGTAAGACATACATAGGTCTTAAACATATGGATTGGTATCTCAAAGAGCAAAACAGCGACGCTAGATTTTTAGTAGTAGCACCCAAAAAAAGCATATTCACCAGTTGGTTTGAAGACATGGATAAGTTTGGATTGAGCTACTTAAAAGATAGAGTGGTAGTGACCACCTACTTGAGTTTGCATAAACAGTCTTTCAACTATGATGTAGTATATCTAGATGAGTGCCACAGTTTATTGAATAGTCATGAATTGTGGCTTACTGCATACAATAGTAGAATTATTGGACTCACGGGTACTCCACCTAGAGAACATCGCAGTATAAAAGGTATGATGGTGAACAAGTTTTGTCCTATCAAATTTAATTATTTTACAGACGAAGCTGTTGAGGATAGCATATTAAATGATTACAGGATAACTGTACACTCAGTCAATTTATGCAGATTGAACACTCATCAAGTAAAGGTCAAAGGTAATTCATGGAATACTAGCGAGTATGACAATTATCAATACTGGGTCAAGAGAGTTAATGAAAGTAGTAACCCAAGTCAAGAACAATTCAACAGGATAGGGAGAATGCGTACTCTGATGGATTACAGAAGCAAAGAAGAATACGCCAAGAAATTGTTAAAGACAATTCAAGGTAAATGCATCATCTTTTGCAATACTCAAGATCAAGCAGATAGATTGTGTAACTATGTATATTACAGTGGTCATCCATTGTCAGAACAGAACTTACAAATGTTTAAAGACGGTAAAATTAATGTGTTATCATGTGTCTTGCAGTTAAATGAGGGTGTGAATATTCCTGACTTACAACATGCTATTATTCTTCACTCCTATGGTAATGAACGTAAGGCAGCTCAACGCATAGGACGATTGCTTAGGCTTAATCCTGATGAGGTAGCTTCAGTTCATATATTAATGTTTCATGAGACTGTGGATGCTACTTGGGTAAGGAGTGCACTACAAGACTTTGACAGAACTAAAATAACGTATAAGTAATGTATACCATCATTGACTATGTAGTAGATGAGAAGGGCGTGATGAGTCCTAGTTCTCCTAAAGAAGAACAGAAGTTTTATCGTATGCTACATGCACTCAAACCTGGTAATAGGGTGAGTGCTATGTATGAATTAATCAAAGACAATCACAGTTTGATACAACTAGCAAAAGTGCATGCTCTTATCAGAGAGCTTGCACATTGCACAGGTAATGATTTTGAAGATGTAAAGTTAGAAGTAAAAAGAAAAGCTGGACTTACAATTAAATCCAAGGATAACACTGGTAAAGCGATTGAAATAGTAAAGAGCTTTGCTGATTGTAGTAAAGATCAGCTCAGCATGGGTATTGAAGCTTGTATTGAAATAGGTAATGATGTTGGCTGTATTCTTTATTAAGGTTCAATATTGGTCTCCATCTTTTTCTTGTAAGTTTCTAGATCAATTATTTCTGTTAAATTGTTATGTTGAGCATACTCTTCAGATCCCTTAACAAGATATAGCATTGTTTCATAATGAAATACCCATTCATCTTTAATGTTTTTGCTTTTGATTTGTTCACCTGCTTCTTGTAGTTCATCTTCAGTTTTCTCTTTGTAAGTACTTTGAAGAAGTAATACTAGACGTTGATAAAAATCACGATTAAACTTGATGTTTATTACAGCATCTTCTTTAAATATTTCAATCTTGTCTGATGTCAAGTTCATTAGAAAGAGATTTCTTTAGATTCAGTTAGATTTTGGTCTTTGGCGCACTGATCAACCTTAGTACACAAGTCCTCGATTATATTCCAGGATTTGTCATCAAGAGTGATTTTGTGTTCAAGATGTTTGAGCAAGATTGTTTGTAGAGCTGTGACGTCAGCTAAGGTAAAAGATACGTTAATTACTACGTTTTTCTTTATTACGTCAACATAAGTGTTAGGCATAGTTTAAACTTATTAAATTTATGAGCGAAGTTAAAGAGAAATTGACTCCAGAACAAATTAAAATTAAATTAATTGACAAACTGCGACCAAGTGGTTGGGCTAATCTATTAAAAGGACATCTTCAGTCTGATGATTTTCAAAAAATAATAGAGTTTCTTATAAATGAGAATGCTCAAGGCAAGCGGTTTACCCCGTCGTTAAAGCAACTGTTTACAGCTTTTGAGTTATGTCCTTTAGATAAAACCAGGGTTATTATTCTAGGTCAAGATCCTTATCCTCAACCCACAGTAGCTGATGGCATTGCATTTAGTTGTGGAAACACAAAGAAACCAGAGACATCCTTGAGATACATACTAGGAGCTATTGAAAAAGATGTACCTTATGAAGATCAAGCTATAACCAATGTTGATACAAGATATGATTTGAGTAGATGGTCTAGTCAAGGAATTTTATGTATAAACACTGCGCTGAGTACCGAGCTAACCAAGGTGGGTAAACATACTAATATATGGGAACCATTTATGCTGTATCTCATAGACATGCTTAACTTTAATCAGTCAGGTCTTATATGGATGCTTATGGGCAAACAAGCTCAAGAATACGCAACACTCATTGGTGATCAACATAAGGTGTTTACTAGTACTCATCCTGCATTTGCAGCGTATCTCAAAGCTAAAGATTGGGATTGTAATGATATATTTAACAAGGTTAATCAGTATCTAGTTGAATACAAGAAAGAAAAAATAAGATGGTAAATTTTTAAAGTTTAAATTTTATTATTATATTAGCCATATGACAAAATCTCTAAAAGAGTTAGGTTTTATTCACGTTTCAGAGGCATACTCTCAAGCTATTGAATATGTAAAGAAGCGTAGATCAGGGGAAATTAAAAGTGTCAAGACACCTTGGGCAAAGTTCAATGACATCAGCATGGATGGTTTAGAATGGAATAGCTTAACAGTTATTGCAGGTAGACCTGGTAGTGGTAAGACGCTCATTGGTAGTATGATTGCAAGGGAAGCATTTAGATTAAATCCAGAACAAGATTTTTGTGTACTAGATTTTCAGTTTGAAATGCTTGCCCGAAGTATTGCATTAAGAGAGATTAGTGGTAACACTGGTATTAATGTGCGTAAATTATCCTCTATTGGAGGACCAGTTGATATGGTAGATGTTGATGCAGCTATTAGGTATTGCGATACCAATAAAATGCGTGATGTTTTCACATATGAACGTCCTCTTACAGTAGATAAAATGAAGGATAAAATCTTTGAGTTTATAGAAACAAAGAAAAAACCCACTATTATCACCATTGACCACAGTCTTTTATTAAAGAAGAGTGCAAGTGAAAAAGACAGGATTGAAACCTTGTATAATTTAGGCAACATGCTTGCTGAAACACGTAGGCAATTACCAGTAATCTTTATAGTGCTTAGTCAACTCAATAGAGAAATTGAATCTACTGAGCGATTAAAGCCAGGGAGTATTGGAAACTTCGTCAAAGACAGTGATGTATTTGGTGCAGATGCATTATTACAATTTACTGATATTCTCATTGGTATAAATAGACCTGCTAAGTATGGATTATCATTTTATGGACCAGATAAGATACCTGTGGAATTAGATACATTGGCAATCCATTTTTTAAAAGTTCGTAATGGAGATCCTTGCTTAACATTATTTAAAACAGATTTTGCTAAAAGTAAAATTCATCAAATATTCTAATTATGACACAAAAAAAGAGTGCGTGGCAAACCGCAAAAGATCTGATTGTAGATTATGCAATCAATGATTTAGAAAAAACGTATGATGTAACAGTGGGACCAACACAAGTTGCTCCTAAAGCACATCGTGACTTACCCAACCATGTATTATTCTTTACAGACGAATTCAAGGGTAACCTTATTTATATAATGTATAAGAAGGATTACAAAACATTCTGTGATGGACAAGGTAATATCGTAGACAAACCAATTTATTATCGTCTTAACAAAGATAAAGTAGCTGGATTTAACTACGAGAAAGTAAATCATGTATCAGATAAAAGTTGGTCTGTACCCATTGAGCATTTAGAAAGACTTGTTCCTACTATTACAGAGATTATAGAGAAGGAAGAAGGTAAAGAAGAGTATCAAATGGGTTTAGACTTGGAACTTGATGACGACAAAGACGAGAATATTTCTACAATGACGCTGAGAGACTTTTATGCTATAGTACAGAACAAACCTGTAAGTAATAAATTTTGGTTAAACAACCTTATTAAGAAAGAAAAATGAGTGAAATTCCTGTTATACAATTGCCTTTAACTCCTGTGAAGGCTAGTATTAAATCACCCAAGGAGCTTATTGTATTTAGCAAACCCAAAGTAGGTAAGACTACATTGCTTGCTGGACTAGATAATTGTTTAATTCTTGACTTTGAAGATGGGAGTGATTATGTAGATGCACTTAAGCTTAAAGTAAATAGTATAGAGGAACTCAAAGCAATAGGCACTGCTATCAAAGAAGCAAACTACCCTTACAAGTATATAGCAGTAGATACGGTTACAGCACTAGAGGAATTCTGTATTACCTATGCTGAACTGTTGTATTCTAAATCATCTATGGGTAAGAATTGGTTTACTGAGGGTAAGCCTAAGTATGGAACCATCATTAATATGCCACAGGGTGCAGGATATCAGTGGCTTAGAAGTGCGTACAACAAAAGTTTGGATTATATCCGCACACTAGCTCCTCGTATTATACTAGTAGGTCATGTAAAAGATACCATTTTGGAAAAACAAGGTAGTGATTTTAATTCCCTTGATTTAGACCTCACTGGTAAAATAAAACGTATTACCGCTAGTAATTCTGATGCCATTGGTTATCTTTATCGTAAGGGAAATCAAAACATCATTAGCTTTAATACAACTGACGAAGTATCTTGTGGTGCTCGTCCAGAACATCTACGCAACAAAGAGATTGTACTATCTCAAATTAATGAAACAGAGGATGGCAGTACAGTCATTACTCACTGGGATAAAATATACATAGATTAACAATTAAAACTAAAAATTATGTTTAGCAGTAAAGACGCAGATAAAAAGATGGGTTCAGGTATTCCCAAAGTAATTCAACCTGGTAATGTAATAGCTCGTGTGTTAGACATGAAACTTGAGGTACCACCCTATGATGCTAATGCATATGGGTTGATGCTCATGCTTGAAACTCAACCTATCGAAGATGGATTTGAAGGTTTAGCAATCAACAAAGACGTACCTGAAATGGGTAACTATGTAGGTCAAGTTGCTCGTGTGCAGACTCATCAATATTCCTATAGTGACTACACTAATAAGGAAGGTAAAACAACTAGTAAAGAAGATATGATCTTCCGCTGGATTTGGAATTTTGCTAAAGAGATTGGTGCTACTAAAGCACTTATTGATCATAATGTAGAAGGTAATAGTATTGCTGAGTATGTAGAGAATGCTAAGAAGTATCTAATAGGTAATGATCGTTGGATTCACTGGTGTATTGGTGGTTCTGAATATGAGAACAAAGCTGGTTATACACAGCATCGCTTATTTATTGCAAAGCCCGAGAATTCTAAAATTGGTTATGCACTTCAAGTAGCAGATGTTTATCCTAGTAAGTTAATTGTTTTTAACGAAGCTGTACACATCAAGAAAAAGAAGGTTTCTGAGAGTTTAAGTTCATTTGAAGGCAAAGATGCTGGATCTGAATTATTGGATTTAGATTAAGTTTATATTGGTTATGTGATAAAGGGGGATGAATAGTCCCCCTTATTACTTTAAAATTTATTGGTATGTTTTCAAGCAGAAAAGCTGTATTTGACAGCATTGATATACCTACTGCATGGATATTCGAGTATTTTCTTAAACTTGATATCAAACTTATTGGGCAAAGTCATAATTTTAAAAGTATATTCAATGTACATGACTCTAATCCTAGTATGTATCTCTATGTAAAGAATGGTAAATATAGATTCAAATGTTTTAGCACAGGTTTGGGTGGTGATGGATACGATTTAATAATGATTTTACAGGGATGTAACTTTAGAAGCGCGTATGAAATTGTGCGTGATCAATATCTGCAAGTTGTTGATAAAAAAGTAGCATTTACTGATGTGATAGAATCAAAGTGGTCGGTTGTCAATTACAAGATACGCGATCATTGGACCAAAGATGATGCTAATTACTGGAGTGAATATAACATTGGCTCTAAAATACTATCTAGGTTTAATGTACATCCGCTAAGTGAATTTACAATGGCTAAGGGTGATGAATCATTTGTTAAAAAGAATTTTAGAACTTATGGTTATTTTACTCAAAGTAAAGAATTATACAAGATATATCAGCCAGAAACTGAGCACAGATTTATAAATGTAAAAAACTGTATACAGGGTTGGGATCAAACAAGTTCTGACATTGACAGATTATTTATATGTAGTTCACTAAAGGATGTGATGTCTTTGTATTCATTGGGTATTAGTGCTAATATCATTGCTCCGCAAAGTGAAACCTCTAACATAAATACGATAACTGATTGGGTATCATTTCACAAAGAAAAATATACTATCTTTGATAATGACCCTGCTGGTATCAAAGCAATGCAATCGTATGATGATTGGTATGGTATACCATATCTTGTTTTACCTTTGAGCAAAGACATCAGTGATTCTGTAAAAGAATATGGTGCTAAAAAAGTCAAGGCAGTATTACTATCAATGATAAATCAATGAAATCAAAACTATTCTGGATTCCAGGCAACGTACCATCTAGTAAAAACAGTAGAATGAGAACCCGCACTGGGTTATTCATTGCTAGTAAGGCTGTGAGAACTTACCGCACTACATCATCTGAATATTGGTTTAAGTATAAAGACGAGTTTAGGTCAATACTGGCAACTAAGTCCAAACCCATCATACTTGGATTACACTTCATAAAGGTATCTAAGCATGATTGGGATTGGATTAATCCTGCACAAACAATACAGGATGAGATGGTAAAAGCAGGATGGATAGAGGATGACAACGTCCATGAGTTATTACCTACTCCTTTATTCATTGATGGTAAATGTTGGGGAACCAGTAAAATTAAACCAGGTGTATACATTACAATATTAGATTCTTTTTGTGAAGAATTTGAAAAATTAAACGTAGATGAAACAAATTAAAAGTAATGATTTAGATCTTGTAGAAAGATTAAAGTTAGAAGACGATTTCTTCTCAAAAGAGTTTCTGATGTCTTATTCAGGATTAAGTAAATTGAATTATAGCCCAGGTGCATTCTATCTTCATTATGTTCTTAAACAGCGCGATGATGTAATGAATAAACCTATGATTGAAGGTAGTTTGATACATTGTATGTTGCTTACTCCTGAGAAATTTAATGAACAGTTTGTTGTGCTACCAGATGCATTCCCTAGCGACAATCCTAAGAAGGTAATAGATCGTTTGAGTAAGCATATACAGATAGTATATTCTGAAATAGTGGATACCAAAGAAAGCATATTACCCTATTTAGAGAACGTACAAAACGCAGTTATTGATATTCTTAAAGATGAAAATTTATACCAAAGTTTAAAGACTGATGCACAAAGATTAGATAAGATACTCACTGAAAAAAACATGGAGTACTTGCAGTTTTTACTTCAGTGTAAAGATAAGATGGTAGTAGAGTATGGCATGGTGGAGTTTGCTGAGAAAATCAGAGAACAAATAATGTCAAATGATACTATCAGAAATCTGATGGGATTTAATGACAAGAGTACTCAGAAGTCATATAATGAGTTAGAAGTAGTTGCATTTCCTGATGAGTATACGTTTGGTCTTAGAGGTATAATTGATAGCTTGGTCATTGATCATCAGGATAAGGTAATCAGAGTAAATGATCTCAAAAAGACTTCCAAAGCAGCAAGTGCATTTCAAGAGTCTATTGATTATTATCAATATTGGTTACAAGCTGCTATCTACAATATGATTATCAATAATATCAAACAATCATCATTCAATGTAGACTATCCTGTAGAGTTTAGGTTTATTGTAGTAGACCCTTATCTACATGTAGTACCATTTCTAGTGAGTGAAGTAACCATGAGTAAATTTACAGAAATGACAAAAGATTCATTGCATATTGCCAATCATCACTTTATTCACAAAGACTTTAGTGCGCCCTTTGGCGTAATGATAAGTGCAAACAACGAAATAGTCATATGAT